GTATCCCACGTTTGCAGTATAAAATCTGTAGGTGTAGGAGAATTACTCTCCCATTTCTGCCACCATTCACGTTAACAACAATCGCCCAGAATAACCAACCCTACGCAATACAACGGCTCACACGCTCACACGCTCACACGCTCACACGCTCACACGCTCACACGCTATTATTTATCTGTATATCTAACGGCTAACGGCTAACGGCTAACGGCTAACGGCTAACGGCTAAAATCAAAATCGAAAAGCATAAGGACTTTTTGCCATTTAGAAACAAGCAGAACCAGGCGATAAGCCGACCCCCTATGCCCCGTTTTTATATAGTTCTACCCCTCTGTCTTACATAGTGTTCCGCACAGCCAATCCCCAATTTTCAAAACACCCGCCCTTATTTACAATAAGTCAACATAAAAATTTTATATATTAATTTTAGAAACACCCCCTATGTATTTATATTTAGTCAACAAAAAATTTTATATTGTAATTTTTAAAAAAGCATGTTACAAATGCTTAACAAACTACAACCCAACCTGTAGACAGAATGATACGACACTCTAATTCCGACGCAATAGACGTTATTTTTGACGAGAAAGATAAGTCAAAAGTTTTATATATGAGCGATGCTCATAGCAACACTCCCCCCATGATAAGCGAACAAGCGGCACTTGAGTCTCTACTCTCCCGCTATGACTATCAGCTTATAAATTCCACAAATAAGATGCGCCAATTTGTTTTGGCAAAGCTTTTTAGAATTGCTAATGAGTCTGAAGATGAGAAAAACGCACTCAAAGCATTAGAGACACTTGGGCGTGTTACCGAGATTGGCTTATTTACAACCAAGATTGAAGTCTCCGTGGCTGATAAACCAACATCCGATCTAGAGTCTGAACTCAGGGGCCTATTAAAGAACTATGCCAAACCTGAAAAAGAAGTTGTACCAGAACTTACTGACGAAGAGTTGCGTGGATATAGTGTTGATGAAGAGGTAGAGTCTACGGACGAAGATGAATGAGTAATCATTTAGGTAATATTGCTCTAAATGAAGAAATACTCACTGCTGCCCTTGCAGCTGCACCAGTTAGTGAACGAGCAAAGCTTGTTGAATTGATCGATGAGTTACATAGACGACATGCGCGGGAACAGGCACAGGTAAATTTCTTAGCTTTTGTGCAAAAGGTATGGCCTGGATTTATTTACGGTCGCCACCATGCCAGAATGGCGCAAGAATTTGAAAAAGTAGTTAACGGCGAGAATAAGCGGCTAATTATTAACCTTGGTCCGAGGCATACTAAGTCTGAGTTTGGGTCTTATTTATTACCAGCGTGGTTTCTTGGTAAGTACCCTGACAAAAAGATCATACAATGCTCGCACACAGCCGAACTTGCTGTAGGTTTTGGTCGTAAAGTTCGTAACTTGGTGGCAAATCCGCTCTATCAGGAAGTGTTCCCAGGCGTTGAGTTGCAGACTGACTCTAAAGCTGCGGGCAGATGGAACACCAGTGCTGGTGGCAACTACTTTGCGATTGGTGTCGGTGGTGCTGTAACAGGTATTGGTGCGGATATACTGATTATTGATGATCCACACTCTGAACAAGAGGCAGCAATAGCTGCAAGTAACCCTGAGATCTATGATAAGGTGTACGAGTGGTACACATCAGGACCTAGACAGCGGTTACAGCCGGGCGGGGCTATAATTATAGTACAATGTATGACAGGCGACACACCTGTCACCTTAGCAGATGGTGGTGGAAGATTGCTAGAGGATCTGCGTGTTGGAGATGAGGTGGCTACATATCGCGATGGCGAGTATAGTTCCGCTAAAGTTTTAAATCATCGGTCAAATGGTATTGATAAAGTATACAAAATAAGAACAACCTCTGGTATAATTGTCCGAGCTAATGAGAGACATCCGTTTCTTGTAGATGACAAAGGGGTTAGAAAATGGGTACGACTAAAGAACTTGAAGCCGGGTATGTCACTTGTAGTAACGAAGGGTGTGATAGACCATCAAGATCCCAGCAAAAGGCGGGACTATGCGGACCGTGCCAAGCAAATAAGAGCTACCATAAGCGCCACCCAGATGCGCCTTACAGAGAATTTAAATATCACGGAAAATATAAAGGTAAAGTTTGCGCGATTGATGGGTGCGATGAGCCCGCGTATTGCAACAATTTGTGCAAGTCCCACAATAACAAAGCAAATTGGGCATCTGGACGAAATAGGCCAACCCCAGAAGAACATTACGCCAAAAGAATTAAAAGCCGATACGGTATCACTGTTGACGAGTATCAAAAAATGGTTGCTGAACAAGGGGGTAAATGCGCTATTTGTAAAGAAGTTCCATCAACGCACAATACAAGAGCACACTGGAATGGAAAGTTATGTATTGACCATTGCCACGATACTGGTAAAGTCCGTGCGTTACTGTGTAACAACTGCAATCTCGCTGTTGGGTACGCAAAAACAGAAAGAACAGCTTTTGCGATTGCAGAATATTTCCGAATTCACAACAGACCTGATAGCTGAAATAAGTTATGATGGTGAGGAAGAAGTTTTTGATGTTGAGATTGAAGGTACTGAAAATTTTATAGCTAATGGGGTTGTTAGCCATAATACTAGATGGTCGAAACGAGATTTAACTGGACAAGTTAGGCAAAAAGAGTTAAATGGGGGTGGAGATAAGTGGCGTGTAGTAGAACTTCCTGCTATTCTACCTTCAGGTAAGCCGTTATGGCCTGAGTTTTGGACAATAGAGGAGTTAGAGGCTACTAGAAACGCCATCGATGTTTCAAAATGGCAAGCTCAGTATCAACAGAACCCAACTTCTGAAGAAGGAGCGATAGTTAAACGTGAATGGTGGCAGAAATGGCAAAGTGATTCTCCACCACCTACAGATTTTATACTGCAAACGTGGGACACTGCGTTTGAGAAACACAACCGAGCAGATTATTCTGCATGCATTACGTGGGGGGTGTTCTATCATGCTGATGAAAATGGTATTACTCAAGCCAATATTATTATGCTGGATGCAAAGCGTGATCGTATGGAGTTTCCTAGGCTTAAGGAGGCTGTGTTAGATGAGTATAAGTACTGGCAGCCCGATGCTTTGATCATAGAAAAGAAAGCCTCTGGTGCGCCTTTAATTTATGAATTACGAGCAACAGGTGTTCCAGTATCTGAATTTACACCAACTCGTGGTAATGATAAGATTTCTAGATTAAATGCTGTTGCCGATGTATTTGCATCTGGTAGAGTATGGGTTCCAAATACTCGTTGGGCAGATGAGGTTATAGAAGAAGTGGCATCATTTCCTGCAGGGCAACACGATGACTATGTGGACTGCGTGTCAATGGGAATATCTCGATTTCGCAAAGGCGGGTTTCTAAGTTTGCGATTAGATTCTGATGATATGGATAGTGATTTTATACCAAGACAAGCAGCGTATTATTAAATGAATAAAGAATTTAAACAAATGTTAATAGAATTTTTAGGGTGTGCATTGTTAGTATTGGCAGCTTGCTATGTTTTAACACTTATAACTCCCTGTTAAATATGAAATGGTTAATAAAGAAAATAAGAAATTATTTTCAAACAAAAAATAGACTTAAGGAACAGAGAAAAATTATTAGAAGGGAAATTGAATTGGTTAAGATTATGGGTATGGCAGATCCTCCTACGCATGCTCAGGCAGTTGAAATGTACAATTTAGTCAGTACAAAAGGGTGTGTAATTTTTAAAAACATAACTAGCTCAGCGGAATAAAGATGATAGATAAAAGTGTAAACCCAGCCCCTATGGGCTTAGATACCATAGATCAAGAAGACCCGAATCAAGAACCTCTTGAGATTGAGATTGAAGACCCTGAGTCAGTAACGATAAGTCATGGTGATGAGATTATTCTTCAGATTCAAAAAGAAGTTGATGAAGAAAAGTTTAATGCAAACCTTGCTGAAGAGATTGATGATGCAACTCTTGATTCTCTAGCCTCAGATCTTATTAATGACTTTGAGTCTGATGTAAGCGCACGTAAAGACTGGGTACAGACCTACGTTGATGGGTTAGAGCTACTAGGTCTTAAGATGGAAGAACGCTCAGAGCCTTGGGAAGGCGCATGCGGTGTGTATCACCCACTATTAACTGAGGCTGTTATTAAGTTCCAAGCTGAGACAATTACTGCTACATTCCCTGCGTCTGGTCCAGTTAAGACACAAATAATCGGCAAAGAAACAGAAGATAAGAAAGAAGCTGCACAGCGTGTTCAGGACGATATGAACTATCAGCTTACTGATGTTATGACTGAGTACAGACCAGAGCATGAGCGCATGTTATGGGGCTTAGGATTAGCAGGTAATGCGTTTAAGAAAGTTTATTATGACCCATACTTGACCCGTCAAGTGTCTATGTACGTACCTGCTGAAGATGTAGTTGTACCGTATGGTGCATCAAGCCTTGAGTCTGCAGAACGTGTAACCCATGTAATGCGTAAGACTGAGAATGAGATACGCAGATTGCAATATGAGGGTTTTTACAGAGATGTAGACCTTGGTGAACCTTCCAATACTATGGACGACGTTGAGAAGAAGATAGCTGATAAGCTTGGGTTTAGAGCGTCAACGGATGATCGGTTTAAGTTGTTGGAAATGCATGTTGAGATCAATTTAGAAGGGTTTGAACATGAAGATCATGATGGTAAGAAAACTGACATAGCCCTGCCTTACGTGGTTACTATTGAAAAAGGCACTGGAACTATCCTTTCAATTCGCAGAAATTGGGACCCTGAAGATGAATCATGTAAAAAACGCAATCACTTCGTTCACTATGGCTATGTGCCGGGTTTTGGCTTTTATTGTTTTGGGCTTATTCATCTTATTGGTGCTTTCGCCAAGTCTAGTACTTCAATCCTTCGCCAGTTGGTTGACGCGGGCACTCTCAGTAATCTTCCGGGGGGCTTTAAAACTAGAGGATTAAGAGTTAAAGGTGATGACACTCCAATTGCTCCGGGTGAGTGGAGAGACGTAGATGTACCATCTGGTGTAATGCGTGATAACTTCATGCCACTGCCGTACAAAGAACCAAGCCAAACACTATTAACTCTACTACAAGGAATCGTTGATGAAGGTCGCCGTTTTGCTGGGGCTGCTGATCTTGCTGTCTCTGATATGTCCTCTAATAGTCCTGTTGGCACAACATTGGCTGTACTCGAAAGAACCCTTAAAGTAATGAGCGCAGTTCAGTCGCGTATTCACTACTCGATGAAACAAGAGTTTATTTTATTACGTGACATTATTAGAGATTATTGCCCAGAGGAATATGCATATGAGCCCACAGAAGGTAGTAGACACGCTAAGAAAGCTGATTATGATTTGGTGTATGTTTTACCTGTCTCTGACCCAAATGCCGCAACTATGGCACAAAAGGTCGTCCAATACCAAGCAGCCCTACAATTAGCACAAGGTGCACCACAGCTATATAACATGCCTGTATTACACAGACAAATGCTGGAAGTACTAGGTATACCTAACTATCAAAAGTTAGTGCCTATGGAAGATGATATGAAACCTCGTGACCCAGTTACAGAGAATCAAAACATTCTTAAAGGCAAACCTGTTAAAGCATTTTTGTACCAAGATCATCAAGCCCATATTGCTGTACATATGTCTGCTATGCAAGATCCTAAAATTCAAATGGTTATTCAACAGTCTATGGGGCAAAACCCACAAGCTCTAGCTGCACTACAAGCGGCGATGTCTGCACATATTAATGAGCACTTAGGGTATGAGTATAGAAAACAGATTGAGCAAACTATGGGTATGGATATTCCTAACTATGGCGAAGATGATACTGACAACCAAGTGACTATACCTGAAGCTATGGAAGTTCAAATTTCCAAATTAGCAGCTCAGGCATCACAACAGTTGTTACAGCAAAATCAACAGGAAGCTCAAGCGCAACAAAATCAACAGAAAGCTCAAGATCCGTTGATACAAATGCAACAACAAGAGCTGCAACTTAAAGCTCAGGACTTGCAACGTAAAGTAGCTAAAGATCAGTCTGATGCTCAGTTAGAAGCCATGAAGATACAAGTTGATCGTGAGCGTATTGGTGCTCAACAACAGTCTACAGGAGCGCAGTTACAAGCAAAACAGAATGAGTTTAGATCTAAATTAGATGTAGATGTAGCTCTTAAAGAAAGTGAACGAGCACATCAGAAGCAACAAACTAATCAAGAACACAACCATGCTAGGTTTTTAGCTGAAAGACAAGCGCAGATGGCTGAAAGACAAGCACAAAATAAGGGGAAACTAAATAATGGATAGAGAAGCGGAGATTCTCTTTAAACAAATTGATGACAGAGTAGCGTTATTAACACAAGCGTTAGCGTCTGGTAGAGCAGAAGATTATGCCCAGTATAAGTACATATGTGGGCAGATCCAAGGTTTAGACCAAGCACGAAGCGCCATAGAAGTACTAACTAAAAAACTGGAGTTCGAAGACGAATGAGTAAAATCCTAATTGGATCCAATCCAAACAATCCCCAAGTCGTAGGGTCAGTAGACCTTGAGGCTACTAATGAAGAAAAGGCAACACAACTGCCTACACCAACAGGATACCGTATCTTATGTGCGTTACCTGAAGTGGAGAAAGAGTATGAAAGCGGTCTTCTTAAAGCTGATGAAACATTGCGCCATGAAGGTCTTTTGGCTACTGTGTTGTTTGTTGTGGCTATGGGCCCTGATTGCTATGGTGACAAAGACCGTTTTCCTACTGGCCCTTGGTGCAAAGTTGGGGATTTTGTCCTTGTAAGACCTAACGCTGGCACTCGACTAAAGATACATGGTACAGAGATGCGCATGATTAACGATGATAGTGTTGAGGGTGTTGTTCTTGATCCTCGCGGTATCTCCAGAGTATAAAGGAAAATAAAATGGCTAAGTACGAAGCAGATGATTATGAGTTCCCTGATGAGGCTGGTGGGGATGTAGAACTAGATATTGATGAAATTGATGGTATTGAAATTGAAATTGAAGACGATACCCCTGTAGCTGATAGAAATGCTAGACCCCCATTACCAAAAGAAGTTGTTGATGAACTAGAAGATGCTGACAGTTCTGATGACTATTCAGGTAAGGTTCAAACTAAGTTTAAACAGTATAAAAAAGCATGGCATGATGAACGTAGGGCTAAAGAAGAGGCTTATCGTGAGCAAGAAGAAGCTTTAGCTGTAGCTCAAAAAATACTGGATGAAAACAAACACTTAAAATCTTTACTTGAATCAGGAGAGAAGGAGTTAATAAGCACTTATCAATCCTCTGCTGAGTTAGAAGTGGAGAAGGCTAAACGTAATTATAAGGAAGCTTATGACTACGGGAATACTGATGCGATCATCGAAGCACAAGAAGAATTGATGAAAGCAACAAATAAACTTGACAAAGCTCAAAATTTCAGGCCTACTGCACAAAACACCGACACAGGTGCACAGTTATTACAAAAACAGCAACGTGCTGTACAGCAAGACCCAAAGGCAGCGGAATGGGTAGCCGAAAATCCGTGGTATGTTGATCCAACTAAGAAAGCTATGAGTAGATTCGCTGTAGGCATACACGAAGACCTCTTAGAAACTTATGGGGAAAAGTTCATCGGAAGTGATGAGTACTATAAACGTATCGACCAAGAAGTACAGCGCAGATTCCCAGAAGAATTTAGCGATCAAAACGATGAGCCTAAAGCTCAGCGTACATCAAAACTTAGCACGGTAGTAGCTCCTGCAAAAAGAAGCACCGCCCCTAAAAAGGTGACGCTCAGCAAGACACAAGTAGCATTAGCCAAGAAATTTGGACTAACTAATGAACAATACGCCCGTGAACTAACCAAATTAGGAGCCTAACATGGCCGAAAATAGATTGAACAGAGATACCCAAACACGTGACACTTCAGCCCGTCCTAAGCAGTGGGCGCCAGCTGAGCTTCTTCCTGAACCGGATAAGCAACCGGGTTACGCGTACAGATGGATTAGAACGTCAACGCTAAATGCGGCTGACCCACGAAACTTGTCAGCAAAACTGAGAGAAGGTTGGGAGCCTGTTAGTGTTTCGGAACAACCAAAAATGCAACTGTTAGTCGATCCCGAAAGTCGTTTTAGAGACAACATAGAGATTGGCGGTTTATTGTTATGTAAGACACCTGTTGAGTTTATTGAGCAACGTAATGAACACTTTAATAGACAAACTCAGGCGCAAACAGAAGCAGTAGATAATAATTTGATGCGTCAAAGCGATCCAAGAATGCCGCTATTTAATGAGCGAAAATCTACAACATCCTTTGGCAGACAATAATATTCTCTTTTTGGAGGTTTAAATGGCTTACCCTACTGTAAGTGCACCATATGGCTTAAAACCCATAAATTTGATTGGAGGTCAGGTTTTTGCTGGCGCCACTCGCAACATTCCTATTCAATATGGCTATAACGTCAACATTGGTTATGGAGACCCAGTTGTAATCGCGTCTGGTACTATCACTAGACCTACTATTGCTGCTGCAACTACTGGTAAACAAATCACTGGTATTTTCTTGGGCTGTTCTTATACCAACCCTACTACTAAGCAAAAACAATTTGCTCAATACTGGCCTGCTGGTACTTTGGCTGGTGATGCCGTTGCTGTTGTTACTGATGACCCAGATACTATCTTTAAAGTTGTTATGTTATCTGCAGCTGGTGGTACTGTTACTTCTGGTTCACAAGCTTTAGTTGGCTTAAACGTAGCTGGTGCTGATGCCGCTGCTAACGTAAATACAGGTAACTCTACTGTAGGTGCTGTTACTCCATCTGCAACTCCTAGTACTGGTTTAGTGTACCGTGTTATTGATACTGTTAAAGAAACAGCTATATCTACTTCTGTTCCAAGCACTTCAACTACTACTACCACTATCACTGTACCAGCTTTAACTTCTGCATTAGTAATTGGTTCTGAAGTTAACTTTATAGCTGCTAATGGTCAATTAGTACAAACTGGTTCATTCTTAACAGCTAACTATGCTGTGGGTGCAACTTCTCTTGTTATGAACGCAGCGTCTGGTGTAACTATCCCAGCTTCTGCTACCTTAGTTATTGTCCAATACCCAGAAGTGTTGGTTAAAATTAACTTTGGTATTCATTCATATTACGGCGCTTAAGGAGCAATAATATATGGCTATTTCACGTGCACAACTATTAAAAGAACTATTACCGGGTCTTAACGCTCTGTTTGGTTTAGAATATGCTCGTTACGGCGAAGAACATAAAGAAATTTATGAAACCGAGTCTTCTGAGCGTTCATTTGAAGAAGAAACAAAACTGTCTGGTTTCTCTGCAGCTCCTGTTAAAAACGAAGGCTCAGCCATCGCTTATGACAATGCTCAAGAAGCTTGGACTTCACGCTACAACCACGAAACTATTGCTTTAGGTTTTTCATTAACTGAAGAAGCTATTGAAGATAACTTGTACGACTCTTTGTCTGCTCGTTACACTAAAGGTTTGGCTCGTGCTATGTCTTACACTAAACAAGTTAAAGCAGCTGCTGTATTAAACAACGGCTTCTCTTCTAGCTATGTTGGTGGTGACGGCGTATCTTTGTTCTCATCTGCTCACCCATTAGTTTCTGGTGGTACTAACAGTAACATTCCTTCAACTCCTGCTGATTTAAACGAAACTTCTTTGGAAGCGGCTGTTATTCAAATCGCTGCATGGACTGATGAGCGTGGTCTGTTGATTGCTGCTAAACCTAAAAAGTTGATCGTTCCACCTGCATTGCAATTCGTTGCAACTCGTTTGTTGGAAACTGAACAACGTGTAGGAACTGCTGACAATGATATCAACGCATTGAAAAACAACGGTTCTATTCCACAAGGTTATGCTATCAACCACTTCTTGACTGACAGTAATGCTTGGTTCTTAACTACTGATGTGCCAAATGGTATGAAGCACTTTGTTCGTGCTCCTATTACTAATGACATGTCAGGAGATTTCGACACCGGCAACGTAAGATACCGTTCAAGAGAGCGTTATTCTTTCGGTTGGTCGGATCCCCTTTCTATGTACGGTTCCGCTGGCGCTTAGTCAATAGAATCAAGTACTTAGATTAAATTAAGGGCTTCTTCGGAGGCCCTTTTTTATTGACAAAAATAATACTTGTCTTACTCGGACAAACATGTATACTACAACTTACTTAAGCCCTATATCGGAGATTTACCGTGAAGAATGTAATATACAAAATAAGAAATGTTGTAAATAATAAGTTCTATGTTGGAAGTACTGTTAATACAGAAATACGATTTAAAGCACATAGACGTCACCTTCGTAAAGGTAAGCACCAAAGTCCGCATATGCAAGCCGCTTGGAATAAGTATGGTGAAGATTGTTTTAAATTTGAAGTTATAGAACATGTTGAAAACCCTGAAGACCTACTTAAAGCTGAACAAGCATGGCTAGATGAACATGCAGGTAAACCTTATTGTTATAACTGGGCCACTGATGCAAGTGCCCCCATGCGAGGTAAAACACATACTATTGCGGCAAAAATAAAATGTAAAGAGGCCGGACACAGATGCCCCAAAGGTGAAGAGTCAGTATTATTTGGTATACCAAGAACTGAAGAAACAAAAGCTAAAATATCTGCTAAGTGTTTAGGTGTACCTAATAAAATGAAAGGTAAAAAACATTCTGAACAAAGTAGACTTAATATAGCCGCAGCTGTTAAACGTGGCGCAGACTCTCATTTTTACGGGCAACGCCCAGTTAGTGCGGACTTAGCACAAAAACCTATTAGAGCTATTAAAAGAGACCGTAGCGAAGAGATATATAAAAGCCTAGCCTTTATGCGTGATACCTTGGGAGTATCTATGGCGACTATCATACGTGCTTGTAAATCAGGTAAACCAATACGCCAAGGTGTATGCGATGGTTGGGTGTTGTCTTACGCAAGTGAGGAAGTAAACACCGCACCAGAGATTCCTGAAGAGTATTTAGAATACCCAAGAACTAGACAAGAAGCTAAAGAATTGGGTGCAAAGCTGTACTTTACAGGTATCCCTTGTGATCGTGGGCACATCTCTCTCCGTAAGGCTAAAGGTACTTGCGTGACCTGTATGAAAGAAGATTATAAAAAAGATAAACGCTTAAAAATAAACTTGCAAGACTAAATAAACTATAGTATAAGTACTTTCATACCGGGGAATAATCCGGCTTAGTAGACAGCCCCCGCTGACGCATAGAAGACTACTAGGCTTAGACTTTCTATGAAGGAAACTAAAATGTCACGTACTACTTTCTCAGGTCCAATTAAAGCTGGCACCATTGCAAATAACACATATAAAAACTTAGGCTTTGTACAAATGGTACAAGCTATTTCATTTACTGAAAACGTAACTACTTCAAAAACAATCTATTTACCAGCTGGTTCTAAAATTACTAACATTAGTTTTATTACTTCTACTGGCTACACTGCAACTACTGCTGGTGTAACTGTTGGTAACGTAGCTGCAGGTACTCAATATGCAGCGTCTTCAAGCGTGCTTTCAGCAGCTAATGCTTCTGCTGTACCAACTTCACTTTGGCCTGTAACGCCTACTTCACTATCTTCTGCTGATACTGGAACTGCTCCTGTTAGTACTGTTGTTGCTACTCTTACTCTAGGTACTCCTGTTACTGCTGGTATTACTGATGTAATTATTGAATACATCCAACCTGATGACCGTAACACTGCGTTTACTGCGTAATAATTAATTTAAGGGGGCCAGAGTTGATCGACCTCGGCCTTAAACGATAATGCATAATACAGCCCTTAACTTTTTACATATAGGAGATTAATTATGAGTATGCAAACAGACGTCAAAAGTGTCCATACGGGCGGGGCGCAAACAAATCAAGCTTTAATTACAGGTCGAGCACGTATAAAAGCCGTTGTTTTAACAGGGGGTGTAGGTACGGGGGCAGCTAAATTTTTAGATGCTTCTGGAGGTAATGTACTATTAGAACTAGATACAGGCACAAACTCTAATACAGCGAATGTGATTCTTCCGGGAGAGGGTATTCTTTTTCCAAATGGTGTTTGGTATACATCTACTGCTGTTGTTCCAATCGGTGTAACTGTCGTATATGGTTAAGTCATGGAACATACAAGAGCCTCAGACCCAGAAGTAAGAACCGCTAGAGAACTAGCTGAACATGGCGCAGACATTAGGCATTTACAGTTGGATATGGATAAGATGGTTAAAGATATGGATGAAATAAAAGAATCCATAAGAGAAATCAGTAAAACCCTATCTGAAGCTAAAGGTGGATGGCGCATGTTTATGATGATTGGTGGAGTTGGCGCAACAGTTGGTGCAGCGGCTTCTTGGCTATTTGACGTAATAAAGAACTAAAATTATGGCTACTAAAAAAGCTCCAAATTTAGCTGTTGGTAGAGGTGAAAAACTCCCAGTCTCTCAAGGTGCAGGTTTGACCGCAAAAGGTAGAGCTAAATACAATGCTGCTACAGGTTCTAATCTCAAAGCCCCACAACCACAAGGGGGACCACGTAAAAAGTCCTTCTGCGCTAGAATGTCAGGTATGCCGGGACCTATGAAAGATGAGAACGGTAAACCTACACGTAAAGCAGCATCACTAAAAAGGTGGAACTGCGGTGCCAAGTAAATCTAAAAAACAACATAACTTCATGGAGATGATTGCTCATTCTCCTAAAATGGCGAAGAAAGCGGGTGTCCCGCAAGCAGTAGGTAAAGAGTTTGCCACTGCCGATAAAGGTAAAACATTTAAAAAAGGTGGCGAAATGGCTAAAAAACCCGATCTAAAGAAACTGTTTAAAGGTAAGGACACTAAAGGCGAAGAGCTTAAAGAAGCTAAAGCTATTAAATCTGGTAAAATCACTCCTATGCAATATGCTAAAGGTGAGAAGATGGAAGATACCAAGAAGATGAAAGCTGGTGGCAAATGTTATAAGACTGGCGGTTTTGTTAAAGCTGCTGATGGTGTTGCAACTAAAGGTAAAACAAAAGGTCGCATGATATGAAGCCTAAAAAAGAAGATACCAAAATAAACCGCAAACAAGCATCTGAAGCTATTAAAGACGCTGATAATATTAGGTCTAGTATAGAAGCATCTAAAGGTATGGATAGAAAACCTCTTATGTCTGAAGGTAAAGAAGATGCTAAAAAACAAATGAGTATGCGAATGATGCAACAAGGCGCAAAAGATGCGGCTACTGCTAAAGCATATGGATTAGGTAACTCTCCAAGTGAAGATTTTAGTAATACTCCTAAAAGAAGCCCTATAGATGGTGCTATTGGTGCAGGTATGCGTGGCTTTAAATCAGGTGGCGCAGTTAAATCTTCATCAGCTTCTTCTCGCGGCGATGGCTGCGCTCAACGTGGTAAAACAAAAGGTAGGTTTGTATAATGGCTATTATGAATAAAATGCCTATGCGGGGAGGTCGCCCAATGCCCGCACCAGCTCAAAGACCAATGCCCGCACCAGCTCAAAGACCAATGCCCGCACCAGCTCAAAGACCAATGCCCGCACCAGCTCAAAGACCAATGCCACCTCCAGCTACAACTGGTGGTAATATGGCACCGCCTACTCCAGTGATGCAACCTCCAGCTACAACTGATGGTAATATGGCACCACCTACTCCAGTAATGCCACCTCCAGCTACAACTGGTGGTAATATGGCGCCACCTCCTATGCGTTCACCGGGAGGTCCAGCAAATACAGGTGTTGTGCCTCCGTCACGAGTTCCTATGAAAACTATGAGAAAAGGAGGTAAAGTCGCACCTGCTAAAACTAAAACTTCATGTTATAAATCAGGTGGTTCAGTTAAATCCTCAGCGTCTTCTCGTGGTGACGGGTGTGCTCAACGAGGTAAAACTCGTGGACGTTTTGTCTAATGAGAGCTTCACGAGGTATGGGCGATATTAACCCAAGCAAAATGCCTAAAGGTAAAAAGATTACTCGTAAGGATAATCCAAATACTGTAGATGAGTACAAGAAAGGGGGAGTGATAAAAAGCTTCCCTCCTCTTACCAAAAACAAAAGAGCTAAGAAATGACCACTACTGGAACCGCACTATTTAACATAGACCTCTCAGAGATAATTGAAGAAGCCTTTGAACGTGCTGGTACTGAGCTTCGTAGTGGTTATG